AGGTGAGACCCATCAGCGGCAACAGGCTGTTGCTCCGGTAGTAGTTGGCGGCAGCAAAGTCGATTTCCGCAAAGGTACGCTGTTCCGCCGTCCACGCGCCGCTGGCCACCTGCGCGTCGAAGACCGCTGCAATGGCTGCGGGCACCGCCGCCGTCTTCGTCATGTTGAGGGCTTCCTGCGCCGTGATCTGGCCCATCGCGAGAAGCTGAAGGGCGCACTGTCGGCGGGTGATGGAGGCGGGGACAGTGACTGCCGCCGCTGCTGCCGCTTCGTGCGCGGCGATGCGCTCCGGCGACCAGTCGATGCGGGTCTGCTCCCCGGTGACGGCGTTTGTCTCAATCGTGAAGTAGTTCATAGTCATGCCACTCCGTAGACGCGGACCGAGCCTGAAAGGAATGACAGGGTTCCGCTGATGTAGACCGCCGTTGACGCGGTGGTGATGGTCGTGTCGCCCGCATAGGCAGATGCAACTGCCGATGCGCTGGCACTTGCTGCCGCCACGGCGGCAGAGAACACGCCCGCATCCAAGTCGATGATGACAATTCCGCGCTGGGCGCCGCTGGACGCTGCGTTGATAACGACCTGCCCGGTGCCGCTGGCCTGATGCACCCGGAGTTGGCCTGATCCGTTTACAGTGACCCCGACAAGAACGAGCACCAGTTGCTTATAGCCGGTCAGCGTCAGGCTCGTGAGGCCCTGCTCGGAGCCGCTGGTGGTGGTGATGGTGCCCAGCAGGGTCATGCCGCCTGACGACACCGTATCCCACACCGGGGCAGCACCCGCGCCCTGCGTCTTGAGAAAGCGGCCGCTGGTTCCCGCCGCCAGACGCTCCCACCCAGAAGCGCCGCGATAGAGAACATCGCCATGCGCCTGCGAGGCGGGCGACGGGACGAGGTTGCCCTCCACCGCCAGCACGCCCGCCGCCGAGCGGCTCAAGGTCGTGTCGGTGGCGTGGCCTAGTTCGATCTGCTGGGCAGTGTGGGTGTTGGTGGTCGAGTTCAGCGGGACCGTGACGCCCTCGACCGCAATGACGCCGGCCGAGTTGCGGGAAATCGTCGTGTCGCTCGCCGCCCCCAGCTCGATGGTGGCGAACTGCGGGTTGCCGGTGGTCGAATAGTCCTGGGACACCGTCGCGTTGCCGCTGATCGTCAGCGTGCGATCGGCGTCACCCGTCGTCACCGTCAGCGCGCGGTCAGCCGACAGGTCGGAGCCTGGCGCGATTGTCAAACCGTGGCTGGCATTCGTGTCCTTGATCTTGAGGCCGGTGTTGTCGAGGTAGACCGAGGTCAGATCGGTGTTGGCCCCCGACTTGGCCGCCGACAGCGCCGTGCGCGCGTCACCCGCCGTCGCCGCACCCGTGCCGCCCTTCGCCACCTTGAGCACCGGGCCGGTGTCGAACAACCCGTCGATCGTGTCGAGGTTGGTGTTGATCTTCGTGCCCCAGGCGTCGCTCGATGCGCCAACCTCGGGCTTCGTCAGGCTGAGATTTGTCGTATTGGTGTCGGGCATCGTTTCACCGCATCATCATGTTGGGACTATGGGGGTCCAGGTTGATGCGGTTGCCCCGGCGGGGGTCCAGGAAGACCCTCCAGCTGCCAACGGCAACCATACATCAGTTTCGGACGGATTGGAAGGCAGCCAGCCCCGCACTATGCCCACCCCGGTGGCTTCCAGAGCGTCGAGAACGGCATCCACGTCGCCGCTCACCAGCACCGTGCCGTCAGCCGTCAGGGTCACCGCGCCGAGCAGGATGTCGGCCCTGCCGAGTGTCGCCACAAGGCCATCCGCAACCAGCGTGGCGGCGTCCAGCGTCACCGCGAGCTGGCCGTTGGTGGCAATGATGCCGTCCGCCGCCAGCGAAAGGTCGCCGAGCGTGGCCGCCAGATCGCCCAGCACCGCCACCCGGCCCGCCGCCGCGAGGCTGGCGTCGGCCAGCGTCCTGGACAGATCGCCCGCCACCAGAACCGTGCCGGGGGCTGACAGAGTGGCCGCGTCGAGGGTCTTGGCGAGCGAGCCTGCCACCAGCACCGTGCCGGCCGCTGACGCGGTCAGGGCGTCGAGGGTCACCGCCGTGACGCCTGCCACCCGAACCGTGCCTGCGGCCACCGCCGCCCCGTAGCCGTAGACGCCCACGCCATAGCCGCCCGTCCCGTACCCGAGACGGGTCGTGACGTTGTCGAGCGTTATGGCAAGGACGCCGCTGGGCATGGCGTCAGGCGTTGCCGTCCGTCAGCGTGAAGCCGGTGATGGTCACCGCCTGGCCCGCGCCGATCGACACGTTGTCGAGGGTCATGTCGCCGCCGCCGCCCGTGGCCGTCACCGTGCCCTGCAGATGGCACGTCGTGCCGTCTGAGGCGTAGACGCGGAAATGGGCCGCCGTGCCGGCGTTGTCGGCCGACGTGTCTTCCCAGGTGCCGCTCTTGGCTTTGGAACCGGAAGACGCCGCCGCCATCCAGTCGGAAGGCAAGCTCAACGTCGCCAGCACCGTGCCGCTGTCGGCGGTGCCGCAGTTGGCGGGCGCCGCCCCGGTCCTGATCTTCAGCACCGCAGAGGTGCCGATCGCCGTCTCGATCGCGTCGAGACGGGCATTCCTCACAGTGGTCGAAAGCTGCACAACCATAGGTCACCTCATCCGAAAGTGCGTTTTCTTGCCTGCAGAGCCCCCTGCGGGCGCTTCGCGCGCTCGCTCTCGAGGTTCATGTCGGCAATGGTTTTCTCGACGCTGGCCGCCCACAGCGGGATGCGCTCGTCGTTCTGGAGATAAGCCTCGGCCTGGATCAGCGAGGCATGAAGATAGAGGTCAGGCGAGCGCGCCAAGAGCCAGTTCGACGTGTTGCTCTCCGACAGCGCCGGGATCTTGCCATAGTAGACGACCTCGACCGTCGTGTTGGAGTTGGGCCACGGCAGGAGCAGGATATTGTCGTCGATGATCGTGTAGTAGCGCGGCGTGCCCGTCATGCCGTCATTGCGGAGGTGGTTGTACTGCTCCGCGTTGATGTATTCGAGCGCGCTGTAGGTGTTGGTGGGCGAGGTCACCATCATGGTGACCGTCTGCAGCCAGTCATCCGGCAGCTCGACATAGTCCTGCGTGGCGACCGTGTAATCGCGCTGCATCATCGCGTTGACGCGAAGCTCGCGGTTGAAGCGCGCCTCGGCCAGGCTGATGAAGTCGGGGATCTGGCTGGTCAAATCCTCACGATTGAGAAAGTTTGCAATCGAGGTCTTGAGGCCTGCATATGTATCAAGCAACATTCTGCACGCCCTCCGCCTTCACGAAATCCATGTGCGCCTCGGCGTGCTCGTTTCCATATTCGAACATGCCGATGTGCTTGACCTCCTTCGACACGTCGTGATCGACGTACACCTTGATGCCCGCCTCACGCAGCTTGTGGCAGTGGTAGACATCCTCGCCGAAGAAATCCTGCGCCGACTGGCTGTAGCCGATGGAGAAGAACGGCAGGCCGAGCTTCTTGTAGGCCTCGGTGCGCTCCAGCATCGCGCCCATGCCGATGGCGTAGACCTCCTCGAGGCCCGTGCTGTCGGCCTTCGTGTAGACGAGGTTGCGGCACCCGGCGTCGGCAAATGCTACCGGCTTGCAGGGCAGCCGGCGCGTCGAATAGTTGGCCGCCACGACATCCTTGCCGTGGGCGTGCATGCGATCGACAATGTCCTTCGGGAAGCGCATGTCGGTGTCGAGCCACATGACATAGTCGGCCTTCACCTTGAGAGCTTCGAACATCAATGATTGACGTTGATCAGCAATTAGTGTTCCGGCTGACGTGAAGAGGTAAAGTTTCCCGCCGTTTGGAACGTGTTTTGCAGACCAGTATGCTGACAAGCGCGCCAAGTCATAGGTGAAGCCGGTGTTCACCATATCTCTGCAAGGCAACAATATAGCTAGACTTTTCAAACTAAAGCCCACCTTTTTCTGTTTTTAATTCTACTGATCATTGTCCTGGCAACACCATATTCGGCAGCAAGTTCGTGCTGCTTTTTATTGCTGGTGCGGATTACCAACACTTGTTCCTCATTCAACTTCTCTTTGCCATGACGAGAGCCGAATGCATGCCGTGCTTTTGCAACAGAGTCGCGCGCGTTATCTAGCCGGGTGCCGACAAAAAGGTGGTCTGGATTGACACAGATTGGATTGTCACACTTGTGGCAAACAACTTTGTCCTTTGAAGGTTGCTGCTTAAACAGTGTCAACGACACGCGCGTAGCCAACCTATCACCGAAAGCTGGGAAAATTCCGTATCCATTCTCAGACACAGCAGCAGTCCAAAGCCAGCAACCGCTGTTTGGCTCTGGAGAGACTTTATCCATAAACCGCTCCATCACAGATCGGCTCATCACACCCTCCCCGGCCGGGTGCGGAAAAAGCGATTGTCACTGTCGTTCAACCACCGCTTCATCGCCGCGTCGTCGTCGGCAATGCCCTTCTTCTTCAAGTCCCAGTAGAGGCTGATCGGGATCGACGCCACGCGGGTGAACTCGCCCCAGCGATCCGGCGCGTCGTTGTAGGCAGTCTTGTTCGCCTCGACGATGTCCTCCGTTTCCTGCGTCGTCTGGATCAGGAACGTGTCATTCGTCTCGTCCCAATGGAACGTGCGCTTGATGCCGAGGACGGGGTCGTATGAAAACGGAAGCTTCACAGCTTGCTCCATCAAAGGAAATGCCGTCATCACGACGGTGGCAGGCACTAAGGTGGGGCAGGAGGCGAACCCCCTGCCCCGCGGTCGTTACGAGGTCGTCACGTCGGCGATGATGCCGTGGGCCTTCTCGGTCTTCACCTTGAGGCCGTACTCGACGAGGATCATCTTCTTCGTGCTGTCGCCGGTCTTCGACAGTTCCGAAGTCTGGAAGTTGCGAAGGTAGGCCACCGACGCATACTCCGGGTCCAGAACGAACACGTCGCGCTCGCGCTGGAAGCGGTTCGCCACGAAGGCCACCTTGCCGAAGTCCGACAGGTAGATGTCGGCGGTCGCCACGATCGAGAACGCCTTCGGGGCGCCCGCCGTCTGGTTCACGCGGTTGGCGGCGATGCCAGCAAAGCCCGAGGCAACCGTCTTGTTGTGAGGCCCCATCATGCAGATCTTGGGATCACCACCCTGCGCCCACACGTCCTGGATCACGTCCTTCAGCAGCGTTTCCGTGAAGGTGCGCTGCGTGCCGTCCGTGCGGCCCGCGTTCGGGTAGCCGTCATTGGTGGACGACATGGTGGGGTTGCCACCGTTGCCCGCCTTGTTGACGTTGGTCCGCAGCCACGCCGGGAGGCCAGCGGTCTTGCGGGCGACAGAAGAGGAGCCGACAGCGGCAGCCTGATTAAAGAGCAAAATACTTTCCATATCTCTCTTTAATTCAGAAGATGCCTTCGCCATCTCGTATGCAAGGTAAGATTTCATGCCTGCCTTGTCTACAGCCTCTACGGTACCCGACACGCCGACCACCTTGCGGGAAATCTGCGTGTAGTTGCCGACGCGGTTGGTCGCGGCACGCGCGTCAAGGGCGGCTTCGTCGCCCTCAATGACAGCATTGGCCGTACTTGCCGCTGCGAGGCTATCAGTGTTCCACTCGAAATACGTGTTAGACACGTTCTCGCGGCCGATCGAGGACATGAAGGGCACGTCTTCGGGGCTGATGTTGTAAATGATGTTGCTGAGATCTTCACGGACGACCTTCGTACCGTCATAGCGGTCGAAGAGATCACTGGGCTGAGACATTGACTTGATCCTTTCTAGATCAGGCTCTCAAAGAGTTTGGCAGCGTCCTTGACGTTGCCGGTTTGAGCGAGACGCTGTTTCTGCCGCGTGATTTCAGACGTTTTGCGGGCCGGTGCCGATGTCGGCGTGCCGGGACGCATGGGCCGTGGGCCGTTCTGCGGGTTCGGCTGCGGGCGCTTGGACATGATCTCGTCGTAACGCATCGCCTTGTGGAGGGCGACGACGGCACGCGGATCATAGACCTGGGAAATCTCGTTCTCGGCGTAACCAAGTTTCTGCGCGTACTGGCGCAGCTTCACCCGGTCGGCCTCGAAACGCTGCGGATCCTTCCACGCCGGAACCGCCTGCGCGAGTTTCTCCCGCCCTTCCTGGACGACCTGACGCAGCTGCTGCACTTGCTGCTCCTGCATCAGCGCCATCACCCTCTGCTGCTCGACGGTGGCGGCCTGGAGCCGCTCCTGCTTCTCGCGGTAGAGGTCTTTTTGCCGAACGTATTCCAGAGGGTCTTCGGCGTAGAGCTTCTCCCAGTTCGGCTCCTGCTGAACCGTCTCCGCCAGCTGCTGCTGGAGAGCATTGAGGAGTTGAGCGTACTGCGCGCGCTCCATCTGGACTTGCTGGGCCTCTGCGTGGACTTGCTTGCGCTCCTCCTGCAGGGCCATCGTCTTGCGGCTGTAATCCGCTTGCCGCTGATAGCCGGCGACTGCCTCCTTCAGAGGGATCTGCTGCTCCTTGCCGTCGATCTTGACGGTGACCAGCTGCTCCATCGGATCGGAAGCCTCTTCGGCATCCTCGTCATTGGCGGCGGCCTCCTCATCCTCGGCACCGGCGGCATCATCTGCCGCGGGCGTCTCATCCTCGGATGCGGAAGCCTCAAGCGCCTCGGCCTGATCGTCGGCCGGGCTGTCCTCAGCGGCGTCCTGTTCGCGCGTCTGTTTCTCCGGTGAACCGGACAGAAGGGCCTCGAACTGGCTGGCCGCCTCGGTAAGACCGATGCCCTGGGAGGGCGTGTCGGTGGTGGTCATCTATCTACCTTTCCAACGTCTCACGACGTTTGAGGGTTGAGCCGTAGCGCCTCACGGCGCGGGTTGTGGCTTAGCGCTTGTTGGCGCTTCGGCCGTTGTGGGCGTCCACCTTCGGCGCGCTTGCGAGCGCCTTCAGCTTGGCCCGAAAGTCGTCAATGGCGCGGATGGCGGCATGCGATGCCTCGCGCTTCTGCACGTCCTGCGGCGAGGTGTGCCGCCATTCGTGGATGTAGCGGCTCTCGATGCTCGCCAGCACCGCCTGCACGAAATCGTCGGCGAGGAGCGCGGCGGCCTTGCGGGCCATTTCGTCGGGGGTTGGGGTCATTGGTAGCCTTCCTGCGGCTGGTCCTGCATGGCCTGCATCGCGGCGGTGCCGCCACCGAGCAGCCCGGCAAGGCCGTACTTGCGAATGATGTCGATCAGGCTGTCATCGAAGACGACGTAGTTGCGGGTTCCGTCGCCAGCGCCGCGCGATCCGGCGTCGAGGTACTTGATGCCGGGGATGCCTGCTTCGCGCAAAACATTGCTTGCGACTGCCGCCTGTTCGCGGGTTGTTGGGCCTTGCTGCCCCATTCGGCTCAAGACATA